AGACTTTGCCAATTCGATTGTCGATGTATTGGACCCGAAGTACTTTGATAATCAATATTTCAAAATTATTATGCAAATGGTTAAAGAGTACTACGTCAAGTACGAACATACTCCAACATTTGCTACATTGGAACAACTAACGAAGAGTGAAATTACCTCTCCGATGGCTCAGAAAATGGTTTTTGACATGTTAAAAGATGTTAAAGATGCACCTATTGAAGGGTCAGACTTCGTACAAGAGAAGTCATTGAAGTTCTGTAAACAACAGGAACTTCAGAAAGTGATGGCTAAGGCTCAGAAAATCATTGACAAAGGTGATTTTGAATCTTACGACCACTTAGAGGAGATGGTTAGAGAAGCTCTACAAGTTGGTGAAGTGGATACTGGTACTGCAGATGTATTCTCAAATTTGGATGTAGTATTGGATGACGATTACCGTCACCCAATCCCGATGGGAGTACCAGGTATTGATAACCTAATGAAGGGTGGTTTAGCAAAAGGTGAGATTGGAGTTATTCTTGCACCGACAGGTGTGGGTAAGACGACCTTCTTAACAAAGATTTCAAACCACGCATTCAATTTAGGTTACAATGTTCTTCAGGTGTTCTTTGAGGACAACCCGAAGATTATCCAACGTAAACACTTCACACTATGGACAGGTATTGCTCCTGACAATTTATCTAATCACAAAGATGATGTGATGAATAAAGTCAAAGAGATTAAGGAAAATACAAAAAATTCCTTAACTTTGAAGAAGTTACCGTCTGATACCCTGACGATGAATCAAATCAAGAATCAGGTTAGAAAGATGATAGCTGAAGGGAACAAGATTGATATGATTGTTGTGGATTACATCGATTGTATTACACCTGACAAAAACTTGGGTGATGAATGGAAGAGTGAAGGTTCTGTGATGAGAGCGTTCGAAGCAATGTGTCACGAATTGGACCTTGTTGGGTGGACAGCAACACAGGGTAACCGTTCTTCAATTTCATCAGAAGTTGTTACCACAGACCAAATGGGTGGTTCTATTAAGAAGGCTCAGGTTGGTCACGTAATTATCTCGGTGGCGAAGTCATTACAACAAAAGGAAATGAACTTGGCTACCATTGCAATTACAAAGTCTCGTATCGGAAAGGACGGGGTTGTCTTTGAGAATTGTAAGTATGATAATGAAATGTTGGTTATTGATACTGAACAGAGTGTTACTTTCTTAGGTTTGGAAGAACAAAGAGAGGAGAAACAGAGGGATAGAATCAAGGAGCTCATGGAGAAGCGTAAGCAACGTGAGGGACAACAAAATTAATAAATAATAAATTATGGTTAACAATAATACTATGAATGGTAAAGAAACTCGTTATGTAATTAAGAGAAGTGGTGAACAAGTACTTTTCGAGGCTGAAAAAATTAAATATGCTGTACTGAAGGCTATGAAGTCTATCGGTGAAGTTGATGATGAAATGGCTGAGAAAATTGCGAGAATCACTCGTAAAGGAATTTTCAGAGATGAAAAGGATAAAGTACCTCACGTGGATGAAATTCACGATATGGTGGAGAATAAGTTGATGGACAACGGTCTTAATGATGTTGCTAAAGAATACATCATTTACCGTAAGAACCATGGACCGAACATCTTTACTAAGAGAACGAATCTTAAACCTTACGAATATCCAAATCTTAATGAATACGTGGATGCTATCAGACATTCATATTGGGTACATACGGAGTTTAACTTTACTTCAGACATTCAAGATTTCAAAGTAAACTTGGATAAGAAAGAAAAAACTGCGGTAAAAAGAGCGATGTTGGCTATCTCTCAGATTGAGATTGCGGTTAAAACGTTTTGGGGTGACATCTACAAAAGGATGCCGAAACCTGAAATTGGTAATGTAGGTGCAACATTTGCTGAGTCTGAGGTTAGACACGCAGATGCTTACTCACACTTAATTCAATTGTTAGGATTGAATTCAGACTTCGAAACATTACTCGAAGTACCGGCAATCCGTAGAAGAATTAAGTATTTGGAGAAAGCTATCTCTAACTCAAAGGCAGTTGAAGATAAAGAATACTTTGAATCTGTAGTATTGTTCTCTATGTTTGTAGAGAATGTATCGTTGTTCTCACAGTTTTTAGTTATTATGTCATTCAACAAACATAAGAATATGTTGAAAGGTATCAGTAACGCTGTTGAAGCAACATCGAAAGAAGAGAATATCCATGCTGGATTCGGATTTGATTTGGTAAACCTTATCAAAGGAGAAAACCCATCATGGTGGACAGAACAATTAAAAGAAGACCTTGTGGCAGCTACAATGGAAGCGTATGAGGCAGAAACAGAAATAGTTAATTGGATATTTGAGGAAGGTGATTTAGATTTCCTAACGAAAAGTCAGACAATGGAATTTATTAAACATAGATTTAATGTATCATTAAACTCCATTGGTGTAGATAGTATTTTCGAAATCAACGAACCGTTGTTGGAGACAACTGAATGGTTTGACGATGAAATCTTAACTACTAAACACACTGATTTCTTCAACAAAAGAAGTATTAACTACAGTAAGAAATCTAAATCGATTACATCAAACGATTTATTCTAATTAAATAACGAAAAATAAAATGAACAATAGAAAACCATTTGACTGGATTAACGAAGAATCAATTACCTTCCTCCGTAGAGGATACTTGAGTGAAGGTGAAGAACCGCTAGAGAGAATCAGAACAATCGCAGAACATGCTGAGAACCTTTTAGGTATCGAAGGATTTGCAGATAAATTTTATGACTATATGGGTAAGGGATGGTATTCCCTATCATCACCTGTATGGGCTAACTTCGGAAAGAAGAGAGGTTTACCTGTAAGTTGTTTTGGGTCTAATATTGGAGACAACATCGAGTCAATTCTATACACACAGGCTGAGGTCGGTGAAATGAGTAAGATGGGTGGTGGTACTTCTGGTTACTTTGGTAACATCAGACACAGAGGTGCTGAGATTACTGACAACGGTTTAGCACCTGGTTCGGTACACTTTATGAATCTATTTGAGAGTGTTGTTGACAACATCTCACAGGGTTCAACTCGTCGTGGTCGTTTCTCACCATACCTTCCTGTGGAACACCCTGACGTTATGGAGTTCTTGGAGATTGGTACAGAAGGATTCCCAATTCAGGATTTGACTCACGCAGTTACAGTAACTGATGAGTTTATGAATGAGATGATTGCGGGTGATGAAGAGAAAAGAGCAATTTGGGCTAAGGTCATCCAAAGACGTGGAGAGATTGGTTACCCATACATTATGTTCCATGATACAATGAACAACAACACTGTTGATGTATACAAAGACAAAGAAGCGACAATCTACAATTCAAACTTATGTTCTGAGATTGCACTTCATAACTCTGAAGAGGAGTCATTTGTTTGTGTATTATCATCAATGAATGTTCTTCACTATGATGAGTGGAAAGACACAGACGCTGTTGAGATTATGACAATGTTCTTAGATGCGGTTGTTACTGAATTCTTAACTAAGATTGAGGATATCAGAGACAACGGGACTATTGAAGGTAAGAGAGGTTTCTTCTATTTGGAGAAAGCTTACAACTTCGCTAAGAGACAAAGAGCGTTGGGTCTTGGTGTATTGGGATGGCACTCACTTCTACAAAAGAGAGGTCTTCCTTTTGATACGAGAGAAACTGCGAGATTGAATGTTGAGGTATTCAAACACATTAAAGAGAAATCATACGCGGCGTCTGAGGAATTGGCTAAGATGTTCGGTGAACCTGAGTACTTAGAAGGATATGGAAGAAGAAACGTTACGTTGAACGCAATCGCACCAACAACATCTTCAGCTTTTATCTTAGGTCAAGTATCACAATCAATCGAACCTATTTGGTCTAACTGTTATGTGAAGGATGTTGCTAAGATGAAGGTAACTATTAAGAATCCTGTTCTTAAAGAGTTGTTATCTGAATTAGGTCACGACACCAAAGAGGTATGGAACAGTATCAAACAAAATGATGGTTCAGTACAACACTTAGATATTTTAAGTGACGAACAGAAAGAAGTGTTTAGAACATTTGCTGAAATCAATCAGTCGTCAATTATCAATCAAGCTGCGGTTCGTCAATCTTACATTGACCAATCACAGTCGTTGAACTTAATGATTTCACCTGACATGCCGACAAGGGATGTTAACAAACTTCTTATTGAAGCTTGGCAGTTGGGTGTTAAGACATTATACTACCAACACTCAATGAATTCAGCTCAAGCTTTCGCAAGAAAGAAGTTGGGATTGAATGACCTTCAGTGTGTTGCATGTGAAGGATAATTGTTAAAAAACACAATTTATAAATATAAAAGAGGACTTCGGTCCTCTTTTTTTTGCAATTTATTTAGTTAAGATATTTATAGACAATGGCAGACGGTAAAACATACGGTATCAATTTCCCTTTTCAAGATAGTAAAGAAGGAAAATATCTTTCTCTTTCTCAGACTACTGACGAAGAGATAAGGACTGATTTATTACACCTTATCTTAACAAGGAAAGGTAGTAGATATTATTTACCTGATTTTGGTACGAGAATTTATGAATTTATTTTTGAACCTATGGATGGTACAACATTCGAGGCAATCAAAGCGGATATCAGAGATTCTATTGAAAAATACATTCCAAACCTTACAGTTAATGAAATAACAATTACACCTTACTTAGAAGATTTAGAAGCTCAGGGTGAATTAAATATGGATAAGTTGGGTATTGGTGGTATATATAGAGTACCTGGTCGTGGTGTTGAAGAATACACGGCAAAATTAAGGATTGATTATACCATTACAGATAGTACTTTCCAAACCAAAGATTTCATAATTATCAATATTTAATAGTAGATGGCAAGTAGAAAAATTTCATACACGGAAAGAGACTTTGAAGGGTTAAGACAGGACCTCGTAAATTATACTAAACAGTATTACCCTGAATTAATTGATAACTTCAATGATGCTGCCGTTTATTCGGTATTGATGGACTTGAATGCTGCGATTGGTGATAATCTTAATTACCACATTGATAGAAGTATTCAGGAAACTGTATTACAATATGCTCAACAACGTTCATCTATTTTTAATATTGCCAGAACTTATGGTTTGAAGATACCAGGTAATAGACCTTCAGTTGCTATTGTTGATTTTTCAATTACCGTACCTGCTTTAGGTGACCAAGAGGATTCACGTTACTTAGGGATTTTAAGAGCGGGTTCACAAGTGATTGGAGCTGGTCAGGTATTTGAGAATGTTTATGATATTGATTTCGCTTCACAATACAACAATGAAGGTTTCCCTAACAGAACAAAGATTCCAAACTTTGATTCGAACAATGTGTTGATTAACTACACAATCACAAAAAGAGAAGTTGTAGTTAACGGTTTGACTAAGGTATTCAAAAAGACAATCAACCCTAATGACGTTAAACCATTCTTTGAGTTCTTCTTACCAGAACAAAATGTATTAGAGGTTGTAGACATCATTCAAAAAGATGGTACATCATTCCAATCCACACCAACGTATTCTGAGTTTGTTAATGCTAAAGACAGATGGTATGAAGTGGATTCATTAGCTGAACCGACAGTATTCATTGAAGATTCTACAAAACCTTCAGACCAACCAGGTATTAAGGTGGGTAAGTACATTGATACTGAAAATAGATTCATAACAGAGTATACACCTCAGGGGTTCATGAAAGTTCAGTTTGGTGGTGGTACCACAACACCTGACGAACAATTGGCAGATTTTGCGAGAAACGGTGTAACAATGAGAATTCAGGAATACCAAAACAATATTGGTTTAGGTAGAACAGTAAAAGCCAACACAACATTATTTGTTAAATATAGAATTGGTGGTGGTTCACAATCAAACATTGGTGTGAATGCTATCAATCAGGTAGGTACTGTAAACTTCTTTGTTAATGGACCGTCTAATACAAACAACCAAACGGTAATTAATTCACTTACGGTTAATAACATTACTGCGGCTATCGGAGGTGCTAACCAACCTTCAATTGAGGAAGTGAGAAATATGGTGACATTTAATTTTGCTTCTCAAAACAGAGCGGTTACTATTAATGATTACAATGCGTTGATTAGAAAGATGCCAGGTAAGTA